ATAAACCAACTAACCAAATAGGCTCTCCGGAGCCTATTTTTTTCATTAAATAACAATATGGGAAAATCACTAGACGGCGTTCTGATAAAGAAAGCTCACAAATCTGAAAAATACACTCTTGCCGAGGTAGAACATCTTGAAAAATGTATGGACCCAGTAACAGGTCCGTTGTATTTCTGTACAAATTTTTTAAAAATTCAACATCCGGTTCGTGGTGCTATTGATTTTGCACCTTACGATTATCAAATAAGATTGCTTGATGCTATGCATAATCACAAAGATGTGATTGCTATGTTACCACGCCAGATGGGCAAAACAACCTGTGCCTGCGGATATCTGTTATGGTTCACACAATTTGTTCCAGAAGCACAGGTATTAATTGCTGCTCACAAATACGAAGGTGCGCAGGATATCATGAATAGATATCGTTACGGTTATGAAAATTTACCGGACTTTATCCGTGCAGGGGTTATTAGTTATAACCGCAATACTATTGAGTTTGATAACGGCAGTCGTATACAGGCAACCACAACAACAGAAAATACAGGACGAGGTAAATCTCTATCACTAATTTATTGCGACGAGTTTGCATTTGTTCAGCCTCCAGAAAAAGCCAAAGAATTTTGGACTGCACTTTCACCGACACTGTCAACTGGTGGTCGAGCAATTATTACGTCAACGCCAAACTCAGACGAAGACCAATTTGCAATGATATGGACCGAAGCCAACAACAAGTTCGACGAGTTCGGCATCGAACAACCATTAGGAGTTAATGGGTTTTTTCCTTATTTTGCTGAGTGGAAAGAACATCCGGATCGAGATGAGAAATGGGCCGCCACTGAAAGGGCAAAAATCGGCAATGAAAGATTTCGTAGAGAGTTTGACTGTGAGTTTCTAATCTTTGATGAAACATTAATTAATGCTGTATGCCTAGCAGACATCAAAGGCGTAGACCCACTGATGATCATGGGTCAAACACGATGGTACAAAGAGATAGATCCTAAAATGACATATCTTGTCAGCCTAGATCCTAGCTTAGGCACTGGAGGAGACTATTCAGCTATTCAAGTTTTTGAAATGCCTAGTATGGTTCAAGTGGCAGAATGGCGACACAATTTGACTCCTATACAAACACAGGTCAAATATATGCGAGAAATCTGCAAATACATAGAAAATGCTGCTATAGAAAAAAACAGCAATGTGCAAATATACTACAGTGTAGAAAATAACTCACTAGGCGAAGCAGCATTAATAGTAATTAGGGACATAGGTGAAGAAAATATTCCAGGATTATTTCTCAGCGAACCTATACGTAAAGGTCATGTAAGAAAATTTCGTAAGGGATTTAACACTACACATAGAACAAAAATTTCAGCTTGCAGTCAATTTAAAAATCTGTTAGAAAACAAAAAGATGAAAATATATTCAAAACCGTTGATATCTGAATTAAAAACGTTTGTGGCAAATGGTGTAGGATTTGGAGCTAAAACTGGAGAGCACGATGATTTGGTTAGTTCAACACTGTTAATTATTCGTATGGCAGCAGTGCTAGCAGATTGGGATCCTCAAATTTACGACAAAATGACAGAAAAAATCACCGAGGATCAGATACCTATGCCTATATTTGTAAGCACAGGATTTTGATAAATATAACTATGGATGCAATCAATAATATCTCTACAGATCTATTCTACAAAGTTAGAAGCCGTTTTCAAGGACTAAAATTAGGTAACGAAACCGGCGAAATTACCATTAATCCGGAAGAAGCACGTTTCTTTGATTTTGACTATCAAGAAAACAAAAATGCTATCGGGCACGTAAGCATTAGCCTTGCCGAACCAAATTCTATGAAAGTCTATTTTTCAACGGGTATCACAGAAGCTATGGATGATGGCCAAAAGAAAAACTGGTACGGTTTTCTTAAAGAATTACGTATGTTTGCCAAACGTAGACTAATGGCGTTTGACACTAGAGACATTGCCAAAGACAATCTTGATCGCAGAGATTATGAATTTTTAAGTCAATATTCTAAACCTAAAAATCAACAAAATACAGTAACTACCCCTGTTGGAGAAAGCATTATGAGTGAAAGCGCCCTATACGGATCAAAGACCGTAAGTTATCAAAAGTTAATGGACACACGTCTCATTATCAAACATAGCCAAGCAGTTATGGATGATGCAGCACCTGGTGCCAGATCAAGAAACATTTCTGGACTGTTTGTTGAAAATCAAGACGGTGAACGTTTTAAATATCCGTTTATTCATCTAGCAGGTGCCCGTGCCATGCAACGTCACGTAGCCAACGGTGGCGTTCCTTATGATGACATTGGCAAAAGCATTGTGAGCATGAGTGAAGAAATTGCACAACTAAAGAGCTTTGGTAATTATGTCGTTCGCAACGATCTAATGAATTCAGACACAAATAATGTTGTAGAAAGATCAGCAGAACAATTAAACAGATTGCGTGAACAAATCAAGGCTATGAGCAAGCAAAGCCACTACGAACAATATCGTGAATCATTCCAGGCACAAACACAAGAAGAAGTTCCACAGGAATTTGTAGAAGAATTTACAGAAAAATTCACAGTTAGAAACTTCAAAGAAGATATTAAAAATGTGTTCCCAGTTCTGTATAGACTGATGAAAGAAAGTGACATAGGCTATGACGACATAGTCGCAATGACAACCACAGAACAAGAAACTGTAGAAGATGTTGAACTTGGCGAAAACAACGAGTTTGATCGCTTTGAATCTTGGGTTATGGGGTTAGGCGAAGAATCAGCCATACAAAGTCAAGATCCAGATGAACAAAGTACTGCAATACAACAATTACAAGAATTAGTCAGTCAAGCATTTCCAGCAGGAGTTGATGGCAGTAATGCTATTGAAAGCCTTAAAGGAGTTATTGACGATCCCCAATTGCAACAGCAAATTAAAACACAATCAAAAGAAGACGAGTCTGTCGATGTCCGAGGTCTAGTTCAAGGATGGCTGCAACTATATGCCCCTGAAGTATTAGAACAACTAGATTTTGGAGACTTCGATCCAAATGCACAGGCAGCTGAAGAGCCTGCGGCAGAAGAACCAGTAGCTGCTGAAGAACCAGTAGCTGCCGAACCTGCCCCAGAAGAAGTTCCTCAAGAGTCTGCGGGCGGACCTAACAAAAGCGATGTACCTGCATACCTACGCAAACAAAAAGGCGGAGATGATTGGAAGGTCAGCACCAAAGACGTAGAAGATGAAAAAACTAAATCTCCAACTAGCTCAGCAGGTCTAGCACGTAGAAAACAAGAACTAGGTATGGGAGAAGCTGACACTGATCCATCTAAAAAAGATGACGACGACGATTCTCCTCCTTGGGATACAGACGACGAAAAGTCGCCATTTAAAAAACCCAAGAACCCAAACCGAACAGGCCAAGATAGTGCCAGAGCACTAGCACAAAAAGGCATGCAGTCTAAAATGAATGTACAAGAATTGGCTGAATTTATTCACACATTTTATGATCGTGAAGCAGGCACATTTCCTAAAGGCCCAGAAGGCGGTGTTATTATGGTAGGCAAAAAGTTTGGTGAACAGGCTGAACAAGTTGCTCGCAAAATGGTAGAGCGTATGGCTCCACAACAGCAAGATCCACAAATTGCAGAATTGGCTCGTATTAGAGAATTAGCAGGCTATTAACAAGTTTCGTCGCAGTTAGATTGGGCACTTCGGTGCCCTTTCTTTTGGCTAAATTGCTTGTCAACTAAATCGCCAACTGCCGCGTTATATATATGTAGGGGTAGAAATTCCTACATAACCTAAAAGGAAACTTTAAAATGAAGTCAATCGCAATCGTAGTAGCATCATTGTTCGCAGTATCAGCATTTGCACAAGCACCTGCTAAGAAAGAAGAAGCCAAGCCAGCAGCACCAGCGGCTACAGCAAGTGCTCCAGCACCAGCTAAGGTAGAGGCTAAGAAAGACGCCACCAAAAGTGAAGGTGCAAAGAAAGACGCACCTAAGGCAGACGCCAAGCCTGCTACTACCCCAGCGAAGTAATTTTGGGTTAGACGATAGTGACCTCATAATAGACGATGAGGTCACATTTGGCCGTAATCTAAAAAGCAGAGATTTTGGTAAGGTAGTTGAAGATGAACTATCAGACTATGTGAAATTTAGATTATGGCTAGCTAGACAATTAGCACTAGCAAAGTATAAGGAAAAGCGGGCTTGACCCGCTTTTTCTTTTGGTAAGATAAATCAAAAAATACGCAGATAATCATTGACCTTGATAAATAAAAAGCGCATAATAACATATGTGCATAAGGCATATAAAACATTTTAGGCATAACATAGGAGGCATTTAAAATGGCATCACTCGCAGAAATCCGTGCTAAACTTCAAGAAGCACAATCAAAGTCCACAGGACAATCCACCGGCGGTGGAGACAACGCAATTTACCCACATTGGAATATGCAAGAAGGCAAGGAAGCGGTTATCCGTTTGCTACCCGATGGTAATTCTGCCAATACATTTTTCTGGGTAGAACGTGCAATGATCAAATTGCCGTTTGCAGGTATCAAAGGTGAAACCGACAGTCGTCCAGTTCAGGTGCAAGTTCCTTGCGTTGAAATGTACAATGACGGTACAGCTTGTCCGATCCTGACAGAAGTACGTGGTTGGTTCAAAGACAAGAGTCTTGAGGAAATGGGTCGTAAGTACTGGAAGAAGCGTTCATACATCTTCCAGGGTTTTGTTGTTGAAGATCCTATCAAGGAAGATAAGCAACCTGAGAATCCAATCCGCAGATTTATTATTGGTCCTCAGATTTATCAAATTATCCGTTCAGCATTGATGGATCCAGAGTTGGAAGAATTACCAACTGACTACCTCAAGGGTGTAGACTTCCGTATTGCTAAGACATCAAAAGGTGGCTTTGCTGACTACTCTACTTCTAAATGGAGTCGTCGTGAGCGTTCTTTAACAGAAGTTGAAGCAGCAGCCATTGAAGCGCATGGCTTGTTTAATTTGAGCGATTTCCTACCTAAGAAACCTACTGATGTAGAACTTAAGGTAATGAAAGAAATGTTTGAAGCGTCAGTCGATGGCGAAGCCTACGATATGGATCGTTGGGGTCAATACTTCAAGCCAGCAGGTATGGGAGCCGCAACAGGCGATCCACATCGTGCAACAGCTAATACATCAACACCAGCTGCTAAAGCCAGTGAAGATTTTGATGAAGAGCCTGCACCAGTAGCTAAGGCTGCACCAGCAGCAGCTCCGGCATCAACTGATGGTGCAAGTCGTGCGCAAGACATCCTTGCCATGATTCGCAATCGTCAGAAGTAATTAAGCTAAACATAGAGTGCGGGGTAATCTCGCACTCTCTTTCATTTCTAGGAAAATAATAATGGCAAAACTAACTAAACTAGCAAAAGTAAACGAATCAATTACTATCAATCGTTATGACAACGCATGGATGGTTGAAATTGGTGGACGTGATAAAAAAGAAGAATGGAAGAATTCTAAAACAGTCTGCAACACGGAAGAAGAATTGATTGCGTTGATTAAAGAATATAATGCAATGGATCTGGACAATTAATATGGCAAAAGCATTTGATATTTCTAAATTTAGAAAGTCAATTACTAAATCGATTGACGGTTTGAGTATTGGCTTTAACGACCCAACAGACTGGGTCAGCACAAACAACTATGCATTAAACTATCTTATCAGCGGAGACTTTCAGAAAGGTATTCCGTTAGGTAAGGTTACAGTTTTTGCCGGTGAATCTGGAGCAGGTAAAAGTTTTATCTGTTCAGGCAATCTAGTAGCAAATGCACAACGAGCAGGTATTTTTCCAATCTTAATCGATACAGAAAATGCGCTCGACGAAAAATGGTTACATGCTCTTGATGTTGATACAAGTCCAGACAAGTTGTTGAAACTTAATATGGCCATGATCGACGATGTGGCAAAGACTATTACAGAATTTGTTGCAGAGTACAAGACAATGCCCGAAGATGAACGTCCTAAAGTATTGTTTGTCATTGACAGTCTTGGTATGTTACTAACGCCTACAGACGTTAATCAGTTCCAGGCAGGTGATTTAAAAGGTGATATGGGTCGTAAGCCCAAGGCACTAACAGCACTTGTTCGTAATTGTGTTAATATGTTTGGTTCATTGGGTATTGGTCTTGTTGCAACCAATCACACATATGCAAGTCAAGACATGTTCGATCCAGATGACAAGATTTCAGGCGGCCAAGGTTTTATCTA